ACCGCCCTTGGGCGGTTACGACATTACTGCATATTGCTTTTATTTTATTAGATTTTCTTCGGCAGAAATATGGTGCCCGGGGCGGGACTTGAACCCGCACAGCCTTACAGCCGAGGGATTTTAAATCATGTTTTCTTTCCATTAATTTTAATGGCTTACCACATTATTTCATAATTAAACATATTGCTGACCGTTATACTAATCAAAGAGTTATCATCAAATAGATTTCAATATTATGAATGTTCCAACTTGCCCGCTGTCTAAGAAATGCACATAAATTGACAACTTTACGTTCGCTATATCATTGAGATGTCTGCTTTCTGGCATTAAGTCAAATCAAATCAATTTTCGCAAATGTTCAGTTTCATTGTTGTTGCTTTGTTTAGAAACAGTTAACATATCAGAGGTTGTCTGTACGTTTATGCTGCAAGCAGTAAAGACTTATTTTCGGAAGAAAAAATAACCCACCGCTCGTAACGATAACATTTACATATTCTACATTTGTGATGAAAATGATAAAAAAAGCTCAAGCCATTTGGAAATTAATTAAGGATAATGCCTCTAAATATCTTATGCATTATCTAATCGGAGTTGGATTGGTATGCTATGTCATTGGGAGATTACTGATTCATTATCAGTTCAGTGAGTCAATCAGTGAGTTATTCCTTAGCCTTGGAAAAATTATACTTGGAACAGGTTTTTTTACAGGCTTAACTAAATCTAGCTATTATGCAAACTTCTTTCAAGAAAGAATATTTAATGTGCTTTATAATCCGGGTCAACACTTCTCGGATTTTGAGATAAAATCAAAGTGGTTAAGCTTAACCAATTATCTTTTAGCCAAGAAGGTTAAAAAGCATCATTCCACAGCTGCTCAAATCATCTATGACCGGTTTCTCGATCCGGAGCACGGCTATTATTATAGAAACATGGTAATAAATTACGATATCACTTTGGAAAAAGACTCTAATACACTCATTATAGTGCAAAGCATGTGTATGGAGTTGGTTTTTAACGAGGATGAGTCTGAAGCTGTTTTACAACAAAAAATCGTAACAGATGGAAGGATGGATTTAGTTCAACTGATTATTGATGACCAGAAAATTGAACATGACAGCAATTACATTCCAAGCACCGAAAACCCAAATATTAACATTTTTGAAAAAACCGTTATTAATAAAGATGGCTCACCAATTAAAATAGAAAGATCTTACCGAATAAAGCAAAGTATAGTTGATGAGCCTTATATCATTTCAAACTACTCAAAGTTTATAAAAGGCATATCTGTTCGTTACAAGGCTGTCAACTGTAAGGTTACATTTAGACAAACAGGGATAATCTCTAATCCGGGAGCTCCTCCAAATGTAATTGAAGAAAATGGGGGCTACACTAGAGTTGTCTTAGCTGCGAAGGAAGATTTGACGCTACCCGGACAAGGATTTATATTGATACTGTCATCTTGACACTTGGAGTGAGGGGTTGTTATGAAAAAAGTTATCGAAATCATATAATTATGTGTTTTTAGTAGTTAGTAGATAGCTATAACCCGGCCTAGTGCCGGGTTTGTTTTACTAGAACTACTCAATCTAAGTTGTGAGTCTTTCTAACCGCACTTTACTCAAAACCGTACGATATAGTTTCCAATCGTTCATAGAGTGGCGAGACACCCTGTTCGTGTATAGCGGTAAACTCGTGCGTTACATTCCTACCACAGCTACATCCTCTGGAAGGACGTCTTGAAGAGTCAAGCCTTCACCCTAATGATATTGCACGGGTAAAATAGACATGTCCCCCATACGTACTACCTACAAGTCCAAGAGAACAGTATCGCCATACTGTGGCCGCAGCCTCTCATCAACGATGCAATCCTTTCAAGTCCACCAGAAAACAGGTAGTACTAGTTGCCATGACCTTTTGAACCGGCAGCGTCATCTCGCTACTGGCAGGTCCGAATATCTTGTTGTGTATGCCGGTGAAAGCATCTCGCGCTTCATCGCCCAAGTATTCTGAACGCCCTGACCTGCGAACCACAGATTACCCTTCCCGCTCAGGTTGATGCCGTCTATCACGCGCATCAGCGCCTCGCTGTTGGCCTGTGGTTTGTTTTCATCAAACAGGTTCAGCTGCGATACACCCTGGCTGTAAAAGTCACCCAGCATCACGCCCGCCTTCATATAGCGGTGTCCATCAATCCAGATGCGATCAAGAGCGTCAATGGCTACCCGGATGATATCGCGCGTGTCATTGGTTGGCGTAAGCACCTTGCCGGTAGACTGGTTGCCGTAAAAGACTTCATCCGGCGCATGCGGACTGGTCCTGATGAACACTGCTATCTGTGTACAATACTGACGCTCTCCGCGTAATTTACCTGCGGCTCGCGCTGCAAACGTGCATATAGCTTCGCGCATGTCATCGTACTGCGTAATTCTGGAACCGAATGAGCGGGAGCAAACGATCTGCTGTTTGGTGGGGGCAAACTCTTCAAGTTGCAGGCATGGCTCACCGCGTAACTCTCTTACGGTTCGTTCCAGCACGACATTGAAATGTTTTCGTATGGTGTAGGTGCTTTGCTCTGACAGGTCTTTTGCGGTCAGGATTCCAATCGCATTGAGCTTCTTGCTGATGCGTCGACCGACCCCCCAGACATCCTCAACCGGCACGAGCGCCATGAGCTTGCGCTGACGTTCGATATTCGACAGGTCAACGACGCCACCTGTCTGCTTCCATTTTTTTGCGGCATGGTTGGCCAATTTGGCAAGCGTCTTGGTCTGCGCTATCCCCACGCCAACGGTCAGATGCGTATTACGTTTAACCGTTTCACGCACCTCCCTGCCGAAGTTTTCCAGCACCATACAGTTACTTACACCGCTCAGGTCCAAGAATGCTTCATCAATAGAATAGACTTCCACGCTGGGAGCCATCTGCTCCAGCGTCGTCATTACCCGGTTACTCATATCGGCATAAAGCGCATAGTTACTGCTGAAAACCTGCACCCTGTGTCGGCGAAACTCGTTCTTCAGCTTGAAGTACGGTACCCCCATCGGGATTCCGAGCGTTTTAGACTCTGCCGAACGGGCAATGACGCATCCGTCATTGTTGCTCAGCACGACTACCGGCTTTCCCCGCAGATCGGGCCTGAATACTGTTTCGCAACTTGCATAGAATGAGTTCACATCAACCAAGGCGAACATCACATACCGCCATTCGGATTGAACACCTGAAACACGCGCTCATCACCGTCTGTAGTAGAAATATCACGGAACGTGGTCGTATGTGTCTCTATCCACTTATTCGCAGAGTTAAGAGTGTAATGCCAGTTCATCCGACCAAGCTCTTTCACAAAGTCGAGTGTACTGATGGTAAATCGGCCATCGGGATTGCGCTTAATCGCCTGCTTGAAAGCCATCATGATTTCGTAGTCGCGGGGCATGATAATTCCTCCCTTCATAAATACTGTATGCATAAACAGTAATATCTAACAAGGAGTTTAATCAAGCAGAGTTAGTCCGCAAAATTGTAAAGGTATTGTATCAAAGAACATTTTTTTGGTTGGCGGTTAAAAATTAAGGTTCTTAATCGCAATTTCATAAGAATGAAAACACACATTTGCGATAGTCGTAAAAGTCGCGCAGCATCGGCAGGAGACGCTTTTAATGCTCGCATAGCTGACATCTGTGTGATGTAACCGACAATATTTGAGCTTTTTAACGAGTACAGACTATTAAGAACAAAAATGCCACCAATACTGGTGGCATTTTTGCAGGTAACTTCAAACAGCATAACTGCTGCTGTACACGGATAGAGAAGAATGTTATCCGAGGTTAACATCGCCAGAGTTACTGGCTTCGGCATCAGCAAGTTTTTTCATGACCTGCTCCAGATCTTGCATGGAGAGATACATAAGGGTTGATGATTCCCCGTGTTCCGATTTTGATGTTTCGATTACTGAAAAACGATGCCGCTTATAAAATTCTACGGCAGAGTCTTTCGCGTCCAAAATCACACCCTTCAAATCATTGGCCACCTTCGCGACCTTGTAGGCATGCTCGAGCGCAACAAAGAGCATTTCAGAGCCCCAGCCGTTTTTTTGATACTCATTCGTAACGGCTAACATTGATAATTTCATCACGGGGACTACGGGCGGAACCTGATAAAGAAAGGTTCCAGCGGGAATGTTTTCACGCCCAAAAAGATCAAGGTGCAGACTTACAAACCCAACCACCTTACGACCATTCAGTGGGTCAAGTAAGAGAAACTGCTTGCGATTATCACGTTCGCCGTTCCTCTTCAACGATTCCCTCGCATAGCGATTTAATGTTTCATCGCCACAATCGAAATCCTTAAGACCTTGATAGGTCTCACCTTTTTTATAATCACTCAGAATGAACTGAGCATATTCATTACTCTCTGACATATTTCCTTTTCCTCATGACAAGCTCCGTTAAGTCATCATCAATGTCTTTAGCCGGTGCAGTCATGAGTTCGTTTAGTCGATTCCAGGCAGCTTCAGAAAGCATGCGCAGTCGCTGTTTTTCAAGCGTCTGTTCAGCTAACTCATTAGCTGCCATTGCGATGAACGAACTCATGTCAACCCCAAGAAAAGATGATGCGGAGCGGACTTTCTCTTTAAATTCTGAAGTTACTCTTAACTCCAGACGCGTATTCTTTATATCTGCCGTTGTAGGAATAACCCCAACGTCAGCTGCGGTGGTTACACCGAAATCAGTAGAACCACCACGCAATTGGGTGTTTCTCATAGTTTTAATCCTTCGTAATAAATGAATTTTATATTTTCTACCCCCTTATATTTTGTCTTCGCAATCTGCATCTGCATGAAAGCAAAAGGTTTATATGTTGAAAAAATGCATTTTTTGTTTTGGTTTCCATATGTTTTTCCATTAATAGTGAGTTCATGTTCGTATGTTCGTATGTTCGTATGTTCGTATGTTCGTATGTTCGTATGTTCGTATGTTCGTATGTTCGTATGTTCGTATGTTCGTATGTTCGTATGTCATAGTACGTACAATGTACGGGTGAGATGTTATCTCCTTTTATCTAGCACGTCAAGACCGCCCGGACATTGTCCGTACTTAAAGGGCTCATGCTAATACATTGATATATAATATTTTTACTTATTATTTCGCCAATCGAGATGTAAAGATTTGCTCACCTGCATAGTGATTTACCTCGCTCCAACAGACTAGACGTGACTTTACCTAAGGCTCGGATGGGTTAAATACCACCTTAAAGCGCTTGGTGATGATAGAAAGCGGACACTGATAACTTTCGAGGTTAGGATGGGGGACATGCATGCCCCGTCGTCGGGGCTATTTTATGCCTGCCAAAGCACTGATAGCGCAATGCTCACGGATAGGTTTGGTGCGCGATCAGATAGCTCCATAACAGTTCTTGCTATTGCCTCCTGCGATACCGTCTGTCCTGTGACTATGAGCTGCCAGACAGCCTCACCCATGACCATGCATGCTGCATCGTGTGCTTGCTCTTCAAATCCGTTATCCATATTGCTGCTCCTATTCAATGAAGCCCGACTGTAAACTATTCAGTCATTCTTAGAATGCTTGGAATTCAATATTGCGGCATGCCTTCCAAAAAAATTAATAAGACGCGATAAAAAACCGGCATAAGCCGGGCTGGTTGGCAAATCAAAAGTATAGCCAGTATGTTTTATAAATCTTTAAATTATTAATATTATTGAAATCCATGCTATCACACATCCTAATAGCATTAACCTCCATGCTAATTTTATTTTAAATTAATAAGCCTCCATCTAACTTTGATCAAAGCATGCTCAGCGTTTACGTGGCTCCAACTGGTCATGGCAATCAATAGTGAAGGATAGGTTGGCTAAACAGATCGTTTCCACCAACCAACAAGCAGACGCCTCCGCAGTGTTTCTGCTATGCATTACCATCCAATAACGCTCGGCCCGGCTCGACAGGCCACTTAATATCAGGCGCAGTGCTGACATCCAAACGATTGAGGAGCACTCGAAAAGTTTTCCAAGCTTCCAGGCTAGTCCTCTCGGCATCGGTTGCTAAATCGAGGTCTATCGCATCCTGCAGAGGTGCCAGAGCTGTTGTCGCCTGTGCAAGTAATTTGGCCCTTAATGCTTCAGCCTGTGCTATCAACTCTTCCGCAGTGTAGACACGCGCTACAATTCCCGCACCATCAAAGATCCAGTCACCTAAATCATTAAATCCGACCGGTACCTCATCAGGAGCAACCTCAGATACAGAACAACCGGAGGGAGGACAAATATGCTCGGCGTTATAACTCGCCATTCTGATTACGTTATCGCTGTCGTAACATATTTTCAGCGTATCTGCCTGAAATTTTAATCTGTGATAATACCAGTCCTTGCCGTCCTCGGTTTGCAGATATAAACACGGCGGCATTAAATCGTAATATTCAGGTTTATAGGTGTTAATATTTTTTAAAGTCAACATTATGCTGTATGCCCCACGTTAACCCAGCCCATAGAAGGCAAATATTTTTGAATGGGCCGGAATACAAGGGTATCTCCACCGGGATTTTGCCCTTCTGTATACCATCCCGTCATAACATATCCTGCGGCGGGTGACTCAAGTCCGCCGCCACCAGGTAATACTCCTGTCCAGCGCGCCCCGAGAGCGACATCCTGAACGCGATTGAGCTGCGCGTCGTTGCCTTTATTCCAAGCGTCATTAGCTGTATTAGCCACGTTATTTATAGATTGATTAAGGGCGATATTAAGCGCGTTAATCTGCGCTACTACCCAATTATTTAGGTAACCGCCCCACGTAGGGCCATAAATATTACCGTCGGGCGCAATAAATCCCTGACCTGCATAAACCGAACTGGGCGCGTGAATAGACCCATCATTGCGAAACTGAAATGATCGAACACTGCCCCAACCATCAACCAGAATTTCTGCATACGCATAGTTGCTGATTACCTCTACCAGACGGAAACAGGCTGACGCGCCGTCTTTAAAATCCATGTCACCGCCCCGGCCTCTCATGGCGACGCGGAGCATAGGGGTATAAAGTGCCTGTCCAGCGTTTCCATCTTTGAGGCCGGACATAACAGTTATGCTAGCCTCATCGGCTAGGTTCCCCCCGGTCATAGGGTACGCGCCGGTTTGTGCAGCATTTGGCGGATTCTGCGAAGTAAAAAACTCACCGACATCCTTCAAATCTACTGTCGCGTAAAGTTTTGAGTCGTCTCCCCAGTCAATACAGATACTGTGATTACCAGATGAATGTCTGCCACCGTTCGCCTCTACAGCCAGGTAGTTACCTACATTTTCGATCTTCAGGGCTTTCCTGGCTGCATCTACATTTTCGAGGTCATCGAGGTTTGCATCCTGACGGAGGAATAAGCCATCCCCCGTTGACACATTCAGTACGATGCTGGCCGATTCATTAACGGCCAAGCGAAACTGCAGGCTGACGTTGATACCGCTGACCGGTTTTTCAATGGCAGCGCAGTTCGCCACTGCATATAGTTCCCCGGCATCGGTTAACAGTCCTACCTCACGGATGGTGAACCCGCCCACATCAGCCGGAACAACGAGATGAGCTACCCACTGGTTAGATTGCTCCTTAGATACGTCCAGCCTGGATATAGCATGGCGGTACACTTCACGAATCAGTGCAGTTTGCGACGGGGTTGGCGTTGCGGCCTTCCCGTTACCATCACCGATTACAAAATCTTTGATAACGACCGGCGTGCCGTTTGCAGACGACGCCGCCTCCAGCTCTTTTCCCCGGTTCGTGAGGATGCTGTAATATTGCTCTGCCACGATTATTCTCCAGTCTGAATCACAGCGTCGATGTACGCAGTTACCGC